AGTATTTGAATATCTAGAAGCTAACATTAAAGCTGTATTACCATCATTATTTTGTAAATCTAAATTAGCTCCTGCTTTAATAAGTTCTTTAACTGTTTCAATTGAGGATGTTGTATTTGAATTACCCGAAGCTACCATTAAAGCTGTAAAACCATCATTATTTTGTAAATCTAAATTAGCTCCGGATTTAATAAGTTCTTTAACTATTTCAATTGAAGATAATGTTTTTGAATTACATGAAGCTATCATTAAAGCTGTCCAACCTTCTTTATCTTGTAAATCTAAATTAGCTCCACTTTTAATCAGTTCTTTAACTGTTTCAATTGAAGATGATGTATTTGAATAATTTGAAGCTAACATTAAAGCTGTCGAACCTTCTTTATCTTGTAAATCTAAATTAGCTCCTGCTTTAATAAGTTCTTTAACTGTTTCTAGAGAAGAACCATCATTTGAATATTTAGAAGCCATAATTAATAATGTATTTGATTGACTATCTTGTTGATTCAAATCTTCTTTTAACTCTATTTTATTTTTAACATATTTATGAAATTCCTCTTCAGTAAAAGATCGATTATTAAATTGAAAATTGATTGACATATTATAAGTTTAAAAATTATTAAAAAATATAAAATAATGTTTATTGAATCAATTTTTTTTAGAAAAACTAAACAGAAAAACTAAACAGAAAAACTAAACAAATTTAATAATTTTATATCTATGAAAAGTTTTATTACAATAATAACATTTATTTATCATTTTAATACACTCTAAACATATTTTACCACAATTACAATCACAATCAAGAATTACCATATCTTTTGATTTATCATAACAAATATGACATTCATTTGAAATGTAATAAATATCTTGTTTAGGTAAATAATCTTTATATCTTTTTCTTTCATAATTAAATAATGATTTATCAATTTCTAATGTTTCTAGATATTCTAATATTTCATATGAAGATGTATTGTCTATAATACCAATCGCACACCAATGTAAAAGACTATTACCATTATATTTGTATTCTATTTTTTCAACCTCAATATTTTTTGTTAAATGATTAATTGAAACACCTCTAGAAATAACCTCTTTAATAATTTCTAAATTATTTGAATATCGAATTAAATAAGATAAACAGGTATGATCATACAAATTTTGTAAATCAAGATTAGCACCTGCTATTATTAATTCTCTTATTATTTGGTATTTAATAATAGATTTATGACAAGCACATATCATAAGTCCAGATATTCCATTTTTATCTTGAAAATTTAGATTAATATCGAATTTTACTAATTTTTTAATATTTTCTAAATCAGATTTACTACATAAATCTAATATAAAATTTGATAAATAATCTTTATATGTTTTACCTTCTTGATTTTTTAATGTTTTATCAATGTTTAATGTTTCTAGATATTCTAAAATTTCATATGAAGATGTATTTTCTGTAATACCAATCGCACACCAATGTAAAATGCTATTCCCATTATATTTGTATTCTCCATTTCGGATATCAATATTTGATGTTAAATGATTAATAGAAACACCTCTAGAAACAATATCTTTAATAATTTCTAAATAATTTGTTCTTCTAACAAGAAATGATAAACATGTATCACCATTATTATTCTTTACATCAATATTCGCACCAGAGTTGATTAATTCTTTAATTATTTTCTCTTTAATTAATTTCATTGGAAGTGTTTTTCCTGAACATTCTGAAGCTATCATAAGTGCGGTATTTCCATTAATATTCTTTAGATCTAAATTAGCACCAGCTTTTATTAATTCTTTAACTATTTCTAGATATGAATCATTTGTTAAAGATGTTGAAGCATACATTAAAGCTGTATTATTATCAATATCACGATGTAAATCAAGATTAGCACCCATTTCAATTAATCTTTTAACACTTTCCAAATCTCCATTGTATGAAGCTTCCATAAGATGTGTGAATCCATTTATATTTTTTTTATTAATTTTTTTTAGAATAAAATATTTTTTAATTTTTCCATAAATAGTATTGCTTTGACTCATTAATCAAATAATAATCAAATAATAATCAAATAATAATCAAATAATAATTAAATAATAATCAAATAATAATCAAATAATAAAGTAGTTTTATGAAATCAATTTTATATTATTGAAGATATGTTATCGTCGATCATTCATTGGAATGAATTCTAATCCAATTTCTTTAAAAATATCTTCTTCGGTTGGTGTTGGGATACGATTTCCATCTTTATCAAATAAGCCCCATTCATTTAAAGTCATACCATTTTTTTTTGCAATTGTTCTAGACATTGTATTAAATTTTCGACCACTTGTAAAATATAAATAAGCTGTAACCCAACTTTCTTCTGGAACTAGTCTAATATCTAAATGTTTAACAAATGGACTTTTAAGAGTTCCTTTTACAATACCTAAAAATTTGGTATCACCTAAAGATAATGTAGCTTCAATAATATTTTTATCTTCTAAATTTTTAACAATTGTCTCTAGAATTTGATATTTATTTAAATCATCTTTTATTTTTAATTTTGGATCTGTCATTAAAATATCAATGTCTTTTGACTCTTTTTTTCCAGATGGATAACTTCCCGCATGAACAATTTTGATATTTGGATATAATTTTTTAGCTATTAATTCTACTTTTTTAACTATATCATGTGCATCTTTACGTGGTATTAATTTGTTAAGTTCATCATGATATTTTAATCCGATTTCTTGTTGTTGATTAAGTTTAATTTTACCTGATTCTACAGCTATTTTCAATGATTCAATATTTGTAATTTCTTGATTAATTAATTTAGAAACAAATGATGGACCGAATCCCAAAATAGATTCTAATTGATTTTTATTTTCTTCAGATTTAGAAAGTGGTTCCAATTCATCTAAAAATGATAATTTACCAGTATTCAAAATTTCTTCTATTTTTTCATAAATCGCATTACCTATTCCGTCTAATTCTTTTAATTCTATAATATTATTTTTTGTTATTTTATGTGGGTATTTTTTTAATGTTAATAAAGCATTACTATATGCCCTTGAACGAAATCTATCTTTATGATTCAGATAATATAATTCTAGTTGATTAATTATATTAATAATTGTTTTATTAGGTTCTTCTTTCGATGCTAATGAAGCCCCACCATCTTGTTTAAAAGATGATTGTTCAAAATTTGGAATAACTGTTTTAGGCATAGATTTAGATTTATCTTTTAGATACTGAAAATATAATGGAACATAATCAACTGTTTCTTTGGGAAATTTATCAATATCTGTCTGTTTTAAAAATGTTTTAATTAATCTTATTTCATATTGATATGATCCAACACCTTCTGGTATTTTTAAATCTTTACTTGTCGGTGGTGCTCCATCACCCGGGGTTTCTAAAATAAGTGGTACATGATATTTAGTGCTAATATCTGTCAATACACGAAGCGAATTATAATCTCCTCCTAAGTCATTATCAAAAATATAACCTCTAACTAAATTTTGATGTCTGTCTTTATGGGCATTTAATTCAACCATCGAATCGTTGAGATGAATACATGTTAGATTTTTCAAACCAATTAATTTATCAAAATCATTAAAATATTGTTTCATTTTTGATTGACTTGAAATATCATGTCCTGCTGAAAATATATGACATGTATCAACACATATTCCAATTCGATTATGATATTTTTGTAATTTTGTATCATTATATAATTTACTAAAATCATTTAATGTGGTCGCAATTTGACTACCTTGTCCTGCTGATGTTTCAATAATTATTTTTGCTTTTAAATTTTTAGTAGCATTTATACAATAAATAATATTATCAATCATATTTTTATAAGCTGTTTCAATTGATAAATCTTGTTGTGAACCTAAATGAATAACAACTCCAATACCACCAATTTTATCAACCATATTCAAATCATAAATTAAATTATCCAATTGATATTTAATCGCTGAACTTGTTGGTGGATTTTTACAAAAATTAAGTAAATATATAGCATGAACAACCAATAAAATATCCTTTTCTTTTAAATATTTATTTGCTTCTTTTATCTCTTCATCCGTTATTTTACTTTTCATTTTAATATTTCCAGAACGATTTGAACCCAAAAATATTTGAAGTGCGTTTCCTCCAATACTTTCAATATATTTTATTGAACCCAATAATCCATTTCCTATACTACAATGTGCTCCCAAATATACCATTTTGTTTATTTTTTATATAATAGAGAGTTTTAATTTTTATATTGTAAGATAGATTATAAAAATCAATTTTTATTATATTGTTATGTTTGACAGAAAAATTGAATATAATAAAATCAATATAATAAGTATAATCTAATAATTTAATTATGAATTCTAATATGGATTATACATTAATATATAATACTATAAATAATTTCACTGTTAAAAATCAAAATGATTTCGAGAATATGATTGATAAACTTAAACAACAAACTGAAAAATATGAAAGTGAATTTGGATTATATATTTTGTTTTATAAAGATGAAAATCGTGAAATTAATACTTATGATGAATTTATAAAAAATACATCACATAATTTTATATGGAAACCCAAATCATCACAATTATTAAAAAATAATCATCATAAAAATCACATGTTATATAATAAACATATTTTTAAATATTCCTCAATTCATCTAGAATATAGAAAATATTTAGAATCTGGAATAGATAACCAAAATAATCAAAAATATAATTTTTTACAATATCTTGATTATATCCCATATAGTTGTACATATCAAACTTTTGATTTGGGAAATGGTAAATATAAGATGATTGATAACACATATAAAGAATTAACAAATCAAACATTAACTCTCAGACATCATTTAGAATTAGAAATGGATAACCCAACTAATCAAATTCATCATAGTTATATTTATTTTCTAATAATGCCTGATTTTATTATTAAAGTATCAACCCAATAAGTCCTAATTATATTGGAAAATTTTTTTGAACTAATGTTTCAAATATTTTAAATCCTTTAGAAGTCATATCTAATCCCAAAGCACCACCCTCAACAATTGACAAATACCACATTGCTAAATATTCAGGGACAATTTCTTTTGGATGATAATTATTATTTGTAATTCCCAAAAATTTATAATAGTCTGAATCTTCTATATTTATCTTTTTTTGATAAATATATTTTCCGTTTTCTTCTTTGAAAATTAATAAACTCATTTCTGTATCAGTTAAATATTTTGGTTTATCTGATGTGTATAATGCTAATGGGAGATAAAATTCTTCATCATCTTGGTTTTTCTTCCACCAATAATATTGGAGATTGGGTAATTCATCTGGATTTGAACGAATTCTAAACCTAAATTTATCTGGAACAATATTAATAAATTGTTCTGTGGCTATTGGTAAAAATCCCAATTCTAGATATACATCTTGAAAAAAATTATTTATAATCGGATTATTTCTTTCGAGTAAATGTCCCATTTCATGAATTAACGTTTCAGATTGTTCCATCAACATCAAATTAATTTCATTTTTTTTATGATTATTAACTAATTCCTTGAAATATTCAACATCAAAAATTATTGTTTTCATATGTGTATGAGGCATTCTTTCATCTATTTGATCACCTTTAATTATCTTAAAATCACATAAATAATGATTCCATATACTACTTTTACTACTTTTAACAATCGCCGGATATAATTCCTTAACGGAATTTATCATCCATCTAAAAGCTTTATCTTCCGATGATGATATATCCTTTATTTTATGTCGGATAATCTGTTTATAAGTATCCTGATTTGGAGGTATAATATCTCTCGCATAAAAATCAGATTTATTAAATGATAATAAATAATTTTCATTCGTTAATATTTCAAATGCTTCATCCCAATTAGTAATTATTTGATAATCTAGACTATCTATACTATTTAATTGATT